GCAGGACGGCGGTCATGTGATCGTGTGGTATGGCCTTACGTGGTCACTCGAGTTATACAGCCAGGCTAACGCAAGACTGTACCGGCAGGGCCAGACGAAACCGGTGATCATCCACCACCTTGTAACGGAAGGCACTGTGGATGAGCAGGTCATGAAGGCGCTGCAGGCAAAGGATACAAGCCAGGCGGCTCTGCTGGCCGCTTTAAAGGAAAGAGGAGGACAGTGATAATGATGGATAACTTAATTTACAGACAGGCAGCACTTGACATGGTGAACCATCTCACGGAGATATATGTGAACAATTTACCGCCAATGCTAAACAAGGCAGATGTTGATAACAATCTGAGGCTGTTGCCATCCGCAGATGTACCGCACTGGATACCATGCAGCGAAAGAATGCCTGGAACAAGCGATGAAGTGCTTACCACATACATTGTAAACGGCAATACAAAGAAACGGTATGTCGAGACAGCAACATGGTGGGCAGACAATTCCGATGAAGGTGGCTGTTGGACTAGTGTTTATGACGAGTACAGAGTATTAGGCGCAAGAATAGAGAGAATAGCATGGATGCCATTGCCATTGCCATGGCCTTTTAAGGATGGTGAACGAAATGACAGAACGTGAGAGCCTTACAAACGACATCTGCGGCATACTGATCAGTGCCGATGTGTTCGACGAAGAAATAAAACAGCGCATCGTGCTTGCACTCGACAATTATGAGGTCCAGAGGCGCACGACGGAAATCGTTGTGGCAGATCCGAACGACAATGCCAATCTTTTGAAGCGTTTTGCTGTGGCGAAGGCCGTGGCCGGAAGAAGTAAGAAAACCATCAACCAGTATACCTGGACCCTGAAAAAGTTCATTGAGACCACAAATAAGCAACTGCTCGACATCGTGCCGGATGACTTCAGAGCATATCTGGCACACAGAATGATCGTTAACAGGATCTCGCCGGTGACGCTGAATAATGAACGGAACAATCTTAGCGCTTTTTACGATTGGGCCGTCTCGTCAGATCTGATCAGACGGAATCCGGTCAAGGCCACGGACCCAATCAGGATACCGAAGGAGCAGAAACAGGCATTTTCAGAGATGGAGCTGGAGAAGATCCGGAACGCTTGCACGACCCTGCGAGAAAAGGCGCTGGTAGAGACGCTGCTGTCTACGGCCTGCCGCGTATCCGAGTTGGCGAGCATCCAGACGGCAGATATTGACGGCAACCGCATCATGGTAGTCGGCAAGGGAAACAAACGCGCACAGGTCTATCTGAACAGCAAAGCGGCCTATGCGATCAACGCCTATATCAATAGCCGGACCGACAACAGTCCGTATCTTTTCCCCAGCCGTGCAGGAAAGGGCATTACAGCGCAGGGCGTAAGGTTCGTCCTGAAGTCTATCGGCGAAAGAGCCGGAGTTGATAACGTACATCCGCATCGATTCAGACGCACTGCTGCCACAATGGCACTGAGGCACGGTATGCCGATCGAGATGGTCAGCAGGATGCTGAGACACGATAAATTACAAACGACCATGATCTACCTGGATCTTGATGAGCGTGAGCTGCAGTATCAGCATCAGAAGTATGTGGGGTAATGACATGGGCGAAATAGTAGGGCGAGCAGTATCGCGGCAGAACGCATTAGCCATCCTGACCGAATCAAGGCAGTACATTCCTGATGACAGGACGCCGGCATATGATGCAGCACTTAACCGTGTGGCGTATGAATTCCGTAGGCACCAGCCAGTCGAACCCAGGATCTCAAATGGCTGGATGCGATGCGGATCATGCGGAGCAGATCTTAAAGGGACGTATGTGTATTGTCCGAACTGCGGCAAGGAAGTCAAACGAGTATAGGAGAAAAAGGAATGGGTAATGAGATCAACATAATAATCGATAATCTGTGTCAGAAGCTCGGAACGTCGGCGACATTCCTGATCCCGGAACTGGCAAAGAAGGAAATAGCAGAAAATATAATCATTATAATCATCACGGCGCTGTTCAGCAAATGCATGATTGAAATTATAGCCAGGATCACTAAGTGGGCTAAAGAAGAGGATGACTGCGATCTCTATATATTTAACATTTTTCCGGGTGTGGCATTAGTAATTGCTTTCTCTACGTTTGCATTCAGCGCGGTCGATCTTGCCGGATGGATCGCTTCACCTACGGCCAAAGCAATCGAGCAGATAGCGTCTATGATCAAATAAACGGAAGGGAGGCAGAGCATTATGATTATTACACCAGCTGCATTTGAGGACGAGATGAAAAAGAAGAAGACTCTGGAAGAGGCTGTAGCTTTGATGGCAGATACCCTTGATTCTCTGGGATACGCAGCAGGGCTCAAGGCATTCTTTGATTGCACGGAGATGAAGACGGATGACGATAACTGAAACGGTTAGCTACCTAATGAGAGTACGGAGCTTTGAGCTTACGATCTGGAGACTCTGCCTTCAGCGTGACGAGCTGCAGTCCTGCCTGCTTCCTGCTGGTGTCCGGTATGACAAGGACGTCGTGCAGACATCTCCGGAGGATAAGCTGTCCGCCATCGCAGGCGCCGTCATCGAGTTGGACCAGCGCATCCAGGAACTCCGGCAGCAGAAAGCCAGACTGATCTTGGAGATCACAGCTGCCATCGACAGACTGCCGAACGATAAAGAGTCCGCTGTGTTGACTGCCTACTATGTCAAGCGAATGACCATGGGCGACACTGCCGACGCAATGGGATATAGCTTGCAGCATACTTATCGTATACGTAAGCGTGCGATATCTCACCTCGCAGAGATCCTGACGGTTTCTGCATAATGTGATTGCAGGTTAATCCGATACCTGATAGTGTGGTATCAGGCAAAGTGACAAGCGATTGACTTACATCTTTCAGTGGAATGATTCTCCTTTCGAAAGCAGGACGTGTAACAGCGTCCTGTTTTCTTTTATAGATCTATGGCAAAGGAATGGGCTAAAGCATTCTATCATTCGCGTGCATGGCAGACGCTGCGGAAGCAAGCAATGATCCGGGATGGATTCACCTGCAGGATTTGCGGTGCCAGGGCGACGGACGTTGACCACATCAAAGAGCTGACGCCTGACAACATCTCTGACAGAAACATATCACTAAATATAAATAACCTGCAGGCCTTGTGCCATGACTGTCATACGAAGAAGACCATGGAAGACAAAGGAAAAAAAATATCTGACTGCGACGACTCGTTCTACTTCGACGCCGACGGTCAGCTATCCCCCCGGGTGCCCTCTTGATACTTTGACCCCCTGGGACCGACGCGGGCCCAACGGAATTACTGACTTTATGATTTTTTCAGCCGGTGTAGTCAGATTAGGACAAATATGGAGAAATTTGAACAGATTCTCTCAAAAGAAGACAGAGAGAAGCAAATCAAAAAGAATAAAAAGGGCATCCTGGCTGCTCTGGCCGATGTTGATAAAGAGACGCTGAAGCTGTACGGCCAGCTGATCGATGATGCTGCATCCTATGCCTGCGCGATCTACGAGTGCAACCTGCTCTACACGCGGGATGGGATCGCGGAGTATTACCAGAACGGCGAAAACCAGTGGGGCGTGAAAAAAAGCGTGGCAGCAGAGCTGCGGACGAAGTACACGGCAACATATCAGAAGCTGATCATCCAGCTTGCCGGTCTGCTTCCGTCTGAGGATGAGAAGGCAGCCGCTGCCGAGCTCATGGAGTTCATCAATCAGGAATGAACTGGCCGAAAGAGTACCTGGCGAAGATCCGCTCCGGTGAGATCCCGGCATCTGCAAAGATCCGGGCCGTGTATGAGAGGGAATGCGCATGGATGAACGCCCCACCTGCAGGCTTCCCGTATTATTTTGATGAGGCAGCAGGGCAGAGACATATCGATTTTATGCAGAAGTTCTGCCGGCAGTCGAAGGGCAAGGCCGGAAAGAAGCTGATCCGCTTCGAGCTGTTCCAGCTCGCCAAGATGCAGCTGATCTTCGGCTGGCTGCATAATGGCACCGACCTCCGCCGGTTCCGTGAGGTTATCGACCTGCGAGGCCGGAAGTGCGGAAAGAGTACCGAGACGGCAGCAGTCCTCCACGACATGCTCCTGAACGATCATGAGAACGGTCCGGAGATCTACTGTGCCGCGAACTCCCGCGACCAGGCGGATCAGGTCTTCTCCGAAGCTGTCAACATGCGTTTGCAGTCTCCGGCGCTCCGGAGCCTGGAACGTAAACGGCAGTCTGACATTTACTGTCAGATGAACTTCGGCAAAATCAAGAAACTTGCGGCGAAGACCGACAACCTTGACGGCCTGAATGCTTCCTTCGTGTGCCAGGATGAGATCCACGCACAGAAGGACTCAAAACTATATGACGTGCTTGTACAGTCTCAGGCAGAGCGTGAGCAGCCTCTGTACTGGATGATCACGACAAACGGCTTCCTGCGGGAGGCCTTTTTTGATGACAGATACGAGTACGCCTCCCACGTTGCCATGTGGGACGAGGGATATCACGATTACACGGTGCTGCCTCTGCTCTATGAGCTGGACAGCCGTGAAGAATGGACGGATCCCGAATGCTGGGAGAAGGCGAATCCGGGACTCGGCAAGATCAAGAGCATCGAGACGCTGAAGTCCCATGTCGAGAGAGCGAAGCGTGACCCGAAATTCCTCCCGACGGTGCTGACGAAGGATTTCAACATCCCGGAGAACACGAACGAAGGCTGGCTGACATATGAGGAAGCCGTCAACACGGAAGTCGTGCCGATGGAAGCGCTCGAACACTCTTACGCGGTCGGCGGATGCGATCTGTCGGCAACTACGGACCTCACCTGTGCGACCCTCCTGATCATGAAACCGGGAGACGAACGATATTATGTGCTTCAGAAATACTTCATCCCGGAGAGCAAGCTGGATCCAGTGGATGAAAAGCACCGGACCGACAAGGAAGCCCCATACAAACTGTGGGCTGAACGCGGATGGCTGAAGATCTGCACCGGCGCGACGGTGGATTATAACGACGTAACGCAGTGGTTCGTCGATATGGTGAAGCTCCACGACATCCGGCCTTTGTGGGTCTGCTACGATGCAGCGCTTTCGGGATACTGGGCACCGCAGATGACGGAGATCGGCTTCGTCATGGAGAAGATCCGGCAGGGCCCGTTCACATGGACGTACCCGATGAAGCTGCTCAAGGGTGCATTTGAGGAGCACCGCATAATATATCAAAACAATCCGATGCTGAGATGGTGCCTGCTGAATACGGCAGTCAAATCTCTGAATAAAGACGGCATCGAATCAATACAGCCGGTGAAATCGGCAAGTAACCGGAGGATCGACGGAATGGTCAGCCTCCTGAATGCATGGACGGGACTGCAAAATCATTCCGATGAGATCATCCCGTACCTGAGGTGACGATATGGGATTTTTATCTAATTTTATCAAGAGCCTGACGGGTCGAACGGCGTACATATCCGGGTACGGGACCAGATCGGTCAACTATAACACCGACGCCAGCCGTGACGCGACCTGCGTGGCGATCCTGGACACGAACGCGACGCACATCTCCCGCGGTCAGGTCGTGCATGTGCTGAAGGATCAGGATGGACGCATCCGGGAGATCAAGAGAAGCTCCGATTATACGAAGCTCTTCGCCCGTCCGAATCCGATGATGACGGCGCAGGAATTCAAATACGCGATGGCATGGCAGGCGCAGGTGACGAACACGGCATTCGCTTGGATCCGGTGGGACGACAGGATGCGCCCGGTCGAGATCTGGCCGCTCGTTTATCTTGAGTTTGAGATCCGGAAGCTGGTCGGGAGATCCGGCTATGCCGTAGTCCTTCGGACACCTGAGGGCGAGCGTGTGACCGTCAGCATGGAGGACCTTGTGGTCCTTCGGAGAAAATACGATGGTGCGACCTACATGTCCCAGGGCAACGAGGCCCTGAACGGCTCCCTGGAGATGGTACAGAGCATGTACGCATCACTGCAGAAGGCTATGGACGTCTCCAACAAGATCCACGGACTGTTCACACAGAAGAATGCCATGCTGGCGACGAAGTCTGCAGAGAAGGCACAGGAGGATTTCACGAAGCGCATCCAGGCCGCAGATAAGTCAGGCGGCATCGTGGCCCTCGACGCAACGGAAGCCTACACGCCTCTGAGCGTTTCCACCTGGGCGACCGATGCGGACCAGATGAAGGAGCTGGAGAAACGGCTGTACACCTTCTGGAGGACTCCGGAAGAGGTCGTAAAGAACACCGCACCGGAACAGACCATGATGAACTACTTCGACGCCATCGTCGAGCCCTTCTGGGAAGAGATGGGCGAAGCGTTCACAAAAGCCCTCTTCACACGGCGCGAGCAGGACTTCGGTAACGCGATCATCGTGACATCCGGAGCCGCGACCGGCGCTTCCTGGGGGACGAAGCTGAACATCATCAACAGCACGAAGGACGTCGGACTGCTTACAAAGAATCAGTACCTTGAGCTGCTCGGATATCCGCCGACGGAAGACGGGGATGTGTCCTATGTGTCGCTTAACTATATCAAATCGACCGACATGAGCAAGTACCAGGTCGGCGAAGAACAAAAACCTGTTACGGAGGAACCGAAAGATGACGGAACAGAATAAGATCGACGAGATCATGCGGAAGATCGATTCCGGCAGAGAATACAGAAGAATGGAGATCCGGGTAAAGGTATCCGAAGAGGAAGAGCCGAAGCCGGACTATACAGTAGAGGGATATGCCTGCACATTCAATGAGCCTTACGAGCTGTACACCTTCGACGGCTATACCGTCCGGGAGCAGATTGATCCGGATGCGTTCGGTGAATGCGATATGTCGGACGTGATCATGCAGTATGACCACCAGGGCCGTGTGTTTGCCCGTCTCAGCAATGACACGCTGCAGCTTAACACCGACGAGCATGGCCTGCATATGTCTGCCAACCTGGGCGGCACCGAGGCCGGTCGGCAGCTCTATGAGGAGATCAAGGGCGGCTATACCACAAAGATGAGCTTCGGCTTTACAGTCGATGAGGATAAGCGGGAGATCACGGAAAACAGAGAGACCGGCGCGATCGATGTCCTGAGGACGATCACCAGAGTGCGCAAGCTCTATGACGTGTCGGCCGTGTCCCTTCCCGCGAATGACGGAACAGAAATCAGCGCTCGCAGCTGGTGCGACGGAGTGATCGCAGAGCTTGAGGCGGAGAGACTGAAGAGCGTTGCAATAGAAGAGGCAAGAGCAAAGGCCCTTGCTACGATTAATAAATACCATAAGGAGGATGTCAGCAATGACTGAGAACATGGAACGCCTCAAGGAAATTGAGGCAAGACGTGCGGAACTCGCTGAAGAGACCAAGTCCGCAGAGATCACCGAAACCCGCCTCGCAGAGATCACTACCGAGGCAGAAGCACTTAACAAAGAAGAGATGGAGGTACGTGCAAAGATGGCACTTGAAGTCAAGAACACCGCTCCGGTAGCTAATCCGGAGACCGAGAGCAAGGCGGATGAATTTGTAAGGACCGGTAGAATGGTTATGGAGACCAGACAGCTGCTTTCCACCGGCCATATCGCAAAGCCCACACAGGTCGGCGGCATCAATGGTCTTGCTGCGGTAGCATCCGACATCGTCGATGATGTCCACGCTTTCGTGCTGAACGGCGTTGGCACATGGAGAGCCGCTTATCAGGCTACCGGCGCTGTCGCTGCAGCAGTCACTGAAGGATCTGCAGTCGGTGGCACTGCATCCACTTACAACTACGTCGACATCAACCCTGCTGAATGGGGCATCCTGGATGAGATCTCCAAGCAGGTCAAGAAGCAGTCTCCTCTGGATTACCAGAGCGCTATCGAAGATGCAGCTGTAGCAGCTCTGAGAGATTTCGCTTCCACAAAGATTCTTGCAGCCGTGCAGGCTTCCAGCCTCAAGCAGGCTATTTTCTCCAGAGCACTGGATCAGAATTTCCTGCGCAATACTGTCCTGGGCTTCCGTCCCATCAAGGGCAAGGGCGCTTGCAAGCTCTATATCTCTCAGGCTGACCTGGCTACTCTCGGTGCTGTCCGTGGCACAAATGAGAAGCGTGCTCTGTATGAGATCACTTTCTCTGATGAATCCAACACCACCGGCACCATCAAGGAAGGCGGCATGGCCGTTTCCTTCAGGGTCCTCGATGGCCTGACCGCTGGTACTCAGCTGTACGGCCAGCCCGGCACGATCGACATGCCCATGTGGGGTGATTACGCAGTAGAGACCGATGAAGGCGGCGATTATTTCAAGCGCAACATGATCGGCATCAAGGGCACTCAGACAGCAAACGCCGACCTGGTAGCCCTTAACGGCATGCAGGTGATCAAGCAGGCTGCAGCAACCTGATCGAGTAAAGGAGGCCCGACATGAATATCAGCACTGATTATCTGGCAAAGATCCAGTTTGCACTGCGCACGGTCTCCACAGACGGCAATGTTCTTCAGGAGATCGTGGACGTCATTGAGGAGTGCCGGGCCGACATGATCAACAAGGGGGTGGATGCTGACATCGCAAACGATGAGTCTAATCCGTCCACCCTCGGGTGTGTTCGGTCTTTTGCCCGTGCCCGCTTTAGTATCGATGCGAACGATATCCGGATCAATATGGATGACTACCGGCTGCAGGTCGATGAGCTGAGAAAGGTGGCCCGCGATGAGGATACCTGAGAGGCTGGAACTTGTCACGAACACATATACGCGCAATGGGTATGGTGTCTCTGAGAAGACAGAAACCATCATGCCCGTTTATGGGTATTGTGATTCTGTCTCCGCCAACGAATTCTTCGAGGCCGGCCGGAACGGCCTGAACCCGCAGTTCCGTGTCACCATGATCGACCTTGACTATCACGGACAGACAGAGGTGATCCGGAACGGTGAACGGTATGCTGTTTATCGGACATACCGTCCGAACAACGGAACGGTAGAGCTTTACTGCGAGCGGAAAGGCGGCACTAATGGCAAGCCGTAAGAAAATCAAGCCTATCGACCTCAGTAACGCGATTCAGGAAATTCTGGGCAAGTATGGCGACGATGTTTATGACGTGTTGGAAAAGGCCGTTGAAGATGTATCCGATGAAGCCGCACAAAAGCTGAGAGCTTCGGGCGGCATTGGAGGCACCGGTGCTTATATTCGCGACTGGATAGCTGATGATGTACCAAAAGGCCGATTCATGAAAAGCCGGGTGGTCCATAATCAGGAACACTACCGGCTCGCCCATCTTCTGGAAAAGGGACACGTAAGCCGGAACGGTACCAGGCGTACCTTCGGAAATGTCAGAGCTATACCGCATATCAAGCCCGTTGAGGAATGGGCACAGTCCGAGCTGCCGCGCAAGGTCGAGGAGGCGATTACGCACATACAATGACATACAAAGAGATCAAGACGATGATCGAGTCGTTCGGTCTGCCTTATGCGTATTATCAGTTCCCTGACAACACGCCGCAGGCCCCACCGTTCGTCGTCTTTTATTATGAGGACTCTGATGATCTGTACGCTGACAACTCCAACTATCAGCGGATCACAGAGCTGACAATTGAGTTTTATTCCGAAACTAAGGACTTCTTTTACGAGGACCTGATTGAGGATGCACTTGCAGCTGCTTCGCTTACATATCGTAAGTCGGAGCAGTTTATTGATTCTGAGCGAATGCACGAAACCGTGTATGAGCTTGAAGTGTTGATAACACAGGAGGAAAACAATGGCTAATAAAGTCAAATTCGGACTCAAAAGCGCAGCATACGCGGTAGCGACGTTCGCAGCCGATGGCACTGTAACTTACGGAACTCCGGTCATGCTTCCGGGTTCTGTTTCCCTTTCCCTTGATCCGCAGGGTGACTCTGAGGTCTTTAGGGCTGATAACATGGATTACTACACCAGCCAGTCCAACAACGGATACCAGGGCGATTATGAGTGCGCAATGCTGCCGGATTCCTTCCGCGCTGATGTGCTGAAAGAGATCACTGATCAGAACGGTCTGAAGGTCGAGACAGTCGATCCGGATACCGTGCACTTTGCATTCATGTTCCAGGTAGAAGGCGATCAGAACGCGGTCAGACATGTTCTGTACAACTGCACAGCGACAAGGCCGACTGTCGGCAGCGCGACCACTGAGGAGACTACTACACCGCAGACTGACACGATCCAGATCACCGCGCATCCGATCGAGTTCAGCACTCTGATCCAGCCGGTCATCAAGGCAAAGGTCGACGCATCTGTCGCCACTGCTTATAACAGCTGGTTCACTGCGGTCCAGACTCCGGCGGCTCCGGCAGCCTGATTCACAATATAGGAGGTTGGGGGGAAATGACAAAAGAGTTCATTATCGGCGGAGTACCGATGCGGTTCACCGGCAACTCCGCCACGACTTACCGCTATAAACAGGTATTCCATAATGATATCTTGAAAATCTTTATGGAGCAGGGGCAGTCCATGGAAACCGAAAGGATCATGGAGCTTGCCTACATCATGCATCTGCAGGCGGAAGGATACACGAACGAACAGTATAATGCTGAGACATTCGACGATTATATCGCATGGCTGGAGCAGTTTAGTTTTTCGGAACTCCTGACAAGTGCTCCGGATATTTTAAGCGTATGGGTCGATACCAGTAAGCAGGGATCAGTAGCTAAAAAAAAATCCGTCCCACTGAAAGGCCGTTAAATACAGCACTGTTTCTGCTGCGTGCTTTACAGGTCGGATTGACATTGGAAGATCTTAACGCGCTGGACTTTGGTCTTGTTATGGATATCGTGACAGAATCCACAAACGACAGCGCTGAATATAGACAGCTTGCAACGCAGGCAGATATGGACAGACTATAATGGGAGCATCAAATATTAAGGGCATCACCATCGAGATCGATGGCGAAACCACAAAACTATCTAAGTCTTTAAAAGACGTTGACAGTCAAATAAAGAGCACTCAAACGGCTCTCAGGGATGTTGACAAGCTCCTGAAATTGGATCCTGGCAACACTGAACTGCTCACACAGAAACAGAAGCTGTTAAAAGATGCCATTTCCGAAACAAAGGACCGGCTGCAGCAGTTAAAGGACGCCCAGGGACAGGTCGCGCAAGGCACACCGGAATGGGACGGCCTGCAGCGTGAGATCATTGAGACAGAGCAGAAGCTTGGAACGCTCAATGACAAAATGAAGGAGTTCGGCTCCGTTACTTCTCAGCAGCTTCAAGTTGCCGGTAAAAAGATCCAGGACGTCGGCAATGGCGTCAAGGGAGCCGGTGAAGCATTTGCTCCGGTATCCGCTGCGGCTGGTGCTCTCGTTGGAGGTCTTGCCGGTCTTGGCTATAAAGCAGTCACCGCAGCCGACGATCTGAATACACTTTCCAAACAGACAGGCATCAGCACGGATGACCTTCAGAAGATGCAATATGCATCCGATATGGTCGATGTCTCTGTTGATGATATCGTTGGGTCCATGAAGAAGATGAAAAAGAACATGGACTCCAACTCAAAGGACGTGCAGGCCGCATGGGATCAGCTTGGAGTCAGCGTCAAGGATGCCACAACCGGCGAGATGCGTCCGGCGATCGATGTCTTTTACGACGCTATCGGTGCATTAAGCCAGGTTGAGAACGAAACCGAACGCGATCAGCTTGCCATGGATCTGTTCGGCAAATCCGCAGACAGTTTGGCAGGCGTCATCGATGACGGTGGACTAGCTCTGCAGCAGTACGGGCAGCAGGCCGAAGATATGGGCCTGATCCTTTCCGGGGATACGCTGAACTCTATCAACCAGGTCAACGATAAAATAGACGAGACGAAGGCTGCATTTGGAGCGACGATGATGGAAGTCGGCGCCAAAGTAGCTGAGAACCTCGCCCCGACTGTCGAGCAGGTGACGGGACTGATCGGTCAGATCCTTGAGAAGCTTCGGGAGGTAGATCCGGGCGTCCTTCAGGTGATCATGGTCATAGGCCTTGTCGTGGCTGCCATTTCACCGGTGCTGATCATTATCGGTACTTTGATAAATTCAGTCGGCACAATTGTGCTGCATATCGGAAAGCTGGCCGGATTCATCTCCGGCACATTAATTCCAGCGATCACAGCAATCAGTGCACCGGTTCTGGCAGTCATTGCAGTCATCACGGCAGTTATTGCGACACTGGTCCTTCTGTATCAGCATAACGAGGACTTCCGGAACAAGGTAAACGACATCTGGCAGCAGGTCCAGCAGGTCATTACCATGGTCATTCAGGTGATCCAGGCGGCCATTCAGAAGTTTATCTCGATCGTGCAGGCTGCATGGCAGCGTTGGGGCAGTACCATCCTGAACGTCGCGCAGTCCATCTGGACGGCGATCTATACAGCTATCTCTGTAGCGATCAATCTGGTCAAAGATGTCCTTAACATCGTCATGGCTGCCATCAATGGCGACTGGACCGGAGTATGGGAAGGCATTAAGAAGTTTGTAGACGACCTCTGGAACGGCATCAAAGAGATCGTCAGCGCGGGCATCGAAGCGGCCAAGACCACCATCGACACAGTGATGAACGGCATCAAGGGTATCTGGGAAGATATCTGGGGCAACATCAAAGCAAAGGTCGAGGAGATCTGGGGCAATATCAAAAGCACTGTCGAGAACATGCTCGAAACCATCAAGAGCAATGTCGACAGCATCAAAGAAACCATCACCACGAAGATCGGGGAGGCTGTTGACTTTATCAAGGGCCTTCCGGAACAGGCTCTCACATGGGGCCGCGATCTTATCAGCAACTTTGTCGACGGCATCCGGGAAAAGATCCACGCCGTCACGGATATTGTCTCTGATGTAGCAGACGCGGTGAGTGATTTCATCGGATTCTCTGAGCCGGACAAGGGGCCTCTGAGCCGGTTCCACACATTCGCGCCTGACATGATGCAGCTGTTCTCCCAGGGCATCCGGGACAACCTTGAACTGGTAACCTCTGCGATGAATGACGTCGCCGGTACAGTTGCCGGTGGTATGTCGCAGATGGCCATGGTCAATGTAACAAGCAATACTTATCTGAATGGTCGCATGATCGCGTCCGAGATTAATCACGAGTTGGGGGCAATGCTGTGATCAGACAGTTTTCACTTCAAAATGAATATGCTCAGACCTACCCGCTTTCGCTCCCCGGTGGCGCGTTCCTGTATGAGCCTGAGGGCCTTGGGTATGAGCTTGACGCCAGCTATCGGCTGATAGGCAACTCTTGGGTAGCGGACTATAAAAAGGACAGGCAGGTGCCTATAAAGGCATCTGTCATGTTCATCCCCGGCAATCCGTACAACACGGAGGCAGAGTTCCTGAGATTTGTCAGGACATCCAAAAAGCTGGTCCTGGTCTACACGACAACGGCAGGCACCTGGATGAAGGATGTGGATCTTACGGCCTATGAAAAGAGCGAGATCGGAGCAGGCGGCGTGCTGCAGTGCCCGATCACTCTGATGCCAAAGTCTCTCTGGTATTCCAATAACCGGCAGACCTTTTCCATCAGTGTGGGAGCTTCTTCAGACGCGCTGATCTATTCCTATAGATGGCCTGCTCGCTTCCAGGCGACGGTGAACGGCGCGATCTCCCTGACGAATGACGGATCTGTCGAGGCTCCGTTCACCTGCACATGGCATGGGCCTATCGTCAATCCGACGCTGCAGCTCATAGAGGGCGGCGTGGAGACGGCGCGGTGCGAGATCACCGGAGAGGCTGTCGAGGGCGAAACGATCAACTACAGTTCCCGTGACGGCGATCTGTATGTATATAAGGACAGCTCCGGAACAAGGACGAACCTTGTCGGCGGTCTGGACATCAATAATAATAACTTCTTCAAGATCCCGATCGGGACCTCTGAGCTGCGCTTTTCCGCGGATGCGCAGATCACAAGGCCGATCGTGCTGTCAGTCTATAAGCTGTACAGGGCAACATGATAAAGGAAAACAGTAAACTCCTGGCATACGTCCTGAGCGCGGAAGATCTATCGATCAAGGACCTGCTGGAGTTTGATGACTTTGAATTCAAAACTGACACAGAGTTTTCTGATAAATCTCAGATCGTAGTCAGCAAGCAGCCGAACGTATCAGAGGATGATTTCATCGTATGTCAGGCAAGCGGCGTCAATGCATTTGTCGGGGTGTGCGAGAATTACAAATCATCCTCCAATTCGTCTGCATACACTCTTTCAATGAAACAGGCCGCGTGCCTGTTCGACCGGTTCATTTTCATTGACGGCGAGGCCCTGATCTCCAGCACCGGTATTGAGGACTTTATCGCCAAAGCCATCACGGACAACTGGATCAGCTCCGGAGACGCGATGCTGGATAAGTCGTACATGACCGTCACGGCCCTGACGCACACTCCTGTATATGCCAAGGTCAGCACGATCGTTTCCCTGACGGAAGGTGCGTACAACCTCAAGACGTTCTTGGGCAACGCCATGGAGTATTATGACATCTATGTCGGGTTTGATTTCTCCACAACAGGCGAGCTGCATCTGACGGTGTACAGAGATACATCGTCTGATGTCTCTGTTGACGCCACGGTCTCGGATGTCACGGAGTACACCGAAACTTATTCAGTCAACGCACTGGCTAAATTGAATGTCCGTTGGGATCAGAAAGACGGAGAGGACATCATCGCATCCGTCTTCCGGACCTATTATCTCAAAGCGGATAGATCTATCACCACAGACGGTACAGATCCGGACCGGGCATCCGGCAGTGTACGTGCTACGGTCATTGAGGCAGATACAGAACAGGAAATGTATCAGAAGGTTATAGACGAGTTCGCCAAGAACAGCTACAGCCATAAGATATCATTCATGCTGTCTATGGACTCCCAGCTGTATGACTACACGCAGTTTTATCCTGGACACAACACACAGATAAAAACAAAGTCAGGCATCAGGAACAGCATCGTCACCGGCCTGACCGTCAACAGTTCCAGCCGATTCGCGCAGATCGTATTCGGTAAGCTTAAAGTCACTTTGATTGAGAAATTGAGGGACAGAACATGATTAAAGGCATTACATTTGACGCGCAGCAGATCTCCGCTGCCAACATGGGACATTTTATGAACGTCTTTAGCGGCAAACAGTCCGGCATCACGCAGGGCTGTGAGATCACCAATGACACGACCAATCTTTATATCGCGCCTGGCTATCTGCTTCTCTGCGGCAGGCAGGTCCAGATCGTCGGTACACAGACGGTCCCGCTGCAGACAGTTGTAAGCGGTGAGCTGTTCTGTAAGGTGGTATTCCAGATCGACCTTTCAAAGACCAATACGGAATCGACCTTCCTGCAGGGCACGATCGAGACTCTGACCAGCGCATCCGGATATCCGGCAGTGCAGCAGGATGATATCGATGAGGGCGGCACGCTCTATCAGTGGCCGATCGCTCAGTATCATGTCACTGTTTCCGGTGCTGACAGCTTTACCGACCTGACCAATGAGATCAGCGTAGACTGGATCTCAAAGGGCAAGTTCAGCCTGAACACTGCCACAAACACCCTGACCATTGACCTGACTTGAGGAGGATGACACATGCCTTTACGTGTAAACGGAGTCGAGATCGAGCATGTGATCTTTAAGGCTCCCGGCATTAATCAGGAAATAGATCAGCTGTATGCGAACAATACGCTTGTGTTTGAGTCGACCATATTTGTAGCCAAGCCGACGATCAGTGCTGCCTTTACATTTGACAACACTGAGAAGGCTCCGACGATCACCGGATACGATCCTGAGACCATGACCATGACCGGCACGGACAGCGCAACGGCAGCAGGCGATTACTCTGTGACCTTTACGCTGAAGAAGGGATATGCGTGGACAGACGAATCCATGGAGCCGGTGACGCTCACATGGTCCATCGCAAAGAGATCTATCACGATCCCGACGATATCCAATACAACAAAGACTTACAACGCTGCAGCACAGAGCCCGACGATCGCCAATGTGGATCCGGATTACGTCACGCAGTCCGGCACCACAAGCGCAACGAACGCAGGAAACTACACTGTAACATGGGCGCTTGTATATCCGGACAGCACGACATGGACCGACGGCACCAATGCGAACAAGACCGGCAGCTGGACGATCAGAAAGATGTCTCTGACCATTCCGAGCATTACCAGTGCCAAGTCCTTCAGCTTCATCGAAGGCACGACGCGGTCCGTCACCATTGCCAATTTCAACAGCACGTACGAAAATCAGAGTGGCACGACTTCCACCTCTGCACTCGGCACGTACACGATCACATGGTCGCTTAAGAATACAAACAACACCCAGTGGTCTGACGGAACGACCGGCAATAAGACGGCCTCCTGGAGCATCGTCTGGACGAACGGAACAAGCCACTACAGCAACGACATCTATAACAGAGGCTGGGGCACTGGCAACCTTGAGTTCCGCAGCGGTACTCCGACATGGAACAGCGACAGCTTTTCAATTGACAGCAGTCATGGTCAGCAGTTCCGTGCGACCGTTACATTTGGCAGTGGTGCGATGTTTCACGCTCTTGTCAAATGGTCATCAGGTACTCATTCTGTAACCGTTAATCAGGTAAGATCCGACTGGGGTGTTACTTCGATCAGCTCGACATCGGTCGGCGAATCCTATACAGAAGTCTCTGGAGCAAACACTGGTAACGTGACCACCTTTAATAAGATGGGCATCAGGAACAACTCTACAGGCTATCAGCTGATCGTGCAACGTGTTTGGAAAACATAAAGGGAGGACGGCATGGCAAAAACAAAAAAATCTAAGATGTTTCCGAGGAAGCCTACCAAGAAAGAGATCAAGGAATGGACTGACAAGGTCATGATCGACGGGTATGAGATCAAGGACCTTCCGAACGACATCAGCACTTATATCGCAATCCTTTTGGGGGTATAACCATGGCAATGGAAAGAATTTATGTGACAATGCCTCAGATCGTCCTGAAGGGCGCACATCAGGGTGAGAACCTTGCACGGTGCGTCTGCATTCCGATCGATGGGCTTAAAGAGCAGTACGGCGAGGGCACGTGGACCATCGTATTCCGCAGGCCGTTTGAGTCCGATCCGTACGTCGTAGCGAATCAGGAAGAGGTCGGAGACTATGCCGTCTGGGGAATGGATGCGACGGATACCGCTGTGGCCGGAGAGGGCCGCGTCGAGCTGCGGTACTATGTAGACGATACCCTCTGCAAGACTGATGTGTATGCCGTCCTGATCCTGCCGTCCCTGGGGGAGACTGGAGACGCGCCGAGCCCGTATGAGGATATCATCGATACTGTAGCCGGATATGTGAACGAAGCGAAGGAAGCTGTCGCAACTGTGCCGGAGACTGTGGCAGAGATGCAGGCACAGCTGGATGAAGCGATCTCCGGGGCGACTGTAGACAGTGAAGTCATCAATGCGAGAGTCGATGCGGATGGCACAACATATAGTACCCTCAAGCAGAGGCTCGATGCTGAGAATACTGATTTAAAGAACGATTTAACATATTTTTCTAATGATGAAACATTTACATCATATATACAGAGCTTATTTCAGTTGAAAATTTGGTATGGTGGACAGTTTATCAACAATAACACAAGATTAAGCACAACAATTCCTTTGTCGTTTCCATTTGATGTTGTTGTTAATAATCCCTTTCTGACTTTAACCGTGCATACATGGACATCAAAAAATCCAACATCAGAAACTCACATTGAAAGTGTGGGACATAACGATTCAGAGGTCACAATTCCTGCAAACACGTTTTTCACATTGACATATTCAAAAGCAAATCAGGCAGAGTTTACACTTGCAGATGCAGAACTGGTCACCATAAAATCTGATTTCGCAAAAGATTATCAGCAGACAAAGGAAAATATTAATAATAACGCAACAGATATCAATGCAATAAACGACAAATTATCCGAAAAAATAACAGTAACCTGGTTGCAGGGCGGGTTATCCTACTCAGGAGTTACAGAGAGGGCAGACAGGATTGTTATGTCTGGCTATCTTGATGAGGATGTAAAAAAAATAAAAGCGGCAGACGGATTTGTGTTTGCATTTGCAGGATATAATGCAGAAAATTGGCTTGGTTATTATGCAGCAAATGGCACATTTGGAGGCACATCTGTTTGGTTGAATGAATTGGATGTTGAAAGCGTAAGGACACAATATCCATATTATAAATTTAGATTTGTTGGTGCAAAAGCAAATACAACAGATGCGATCACACCATCTGATGGGGAAAATTTCAGTTTTAAAAATGATGATATTAAATCCATCTTTGAAAACACCATTCCACACTATGATGTGCCTGACTCATTCAATTTGATCGGAACGCCAATTTGGAGAAGTAATTTCGGCACAGTCGCTGTCCCACAGGGGATTTGTTTTAGTGATGGATATGTTTATGTGTGTGGACAACAGCAGGGAGGCAGTGAATCAGCACCATCATATATTTTGAAATTGTCAAAAACAGGTGCAGTGATTGCAAGCAATACATCTGACAATTTTGGTCATTGTTCAGGAATTGCTGTTGATAATGTCAGAGATATTGCCTACGTTGCAAAGTGGGATTCAGCAACAAATTATTCGACACTGTACAAAATAAATCCTGACACCTTGACAATGATTGATGAAATTGACATGTCATCAATTTTGGAGTCTGCCGTTTCAAATTATGCAGGATTTACATCATGTGCATACAATGAAAAATATGACAAACTCATCTTGGCAATGAGAGGGACACCACATCATTTTGCTGTGTTGAATCCAGATGATTTATCTGTTGAAAGAGTATTCAGATATGATGAGCCTGCTGGCGTCTTTACATTGCAAGGAATCATGTCAATTAATGATATGGTGTATTTAAGTTGGTGCAGAGGCAGTATTTCTGATGATACAGTTGAAAATTTTATATCTGCTTATGATTGGAATGGTCACGAAATTTTTACAACAGGAGCGCCAAGAAATGATGAACTTGAGGGAGTTGCATTTGATGGAGTGAGTTTTTATTTCACTTATCAGGAATTGCACACATCAGGTCTTTATGCTCCAATTTATAAAGCATCATACAAGCCAAGCAAGATATTTAAGTCAGAGATAAATGCAAAATATGTTGCTAATTATCAATAAATGAGCATTATGTTTAGAGTTTGGCATAACACAAGAGGCATAGCAGACCAGTATTTTGTCTGCAAAGGCACAAAAGTTTTATTCCAGATTCCGAATATTATCGGAAGGCTACTCGCTTAAAGGTGGCTTTAATGCACAATGATAAGCAATCTTGCGCAACAATATGTAGTGATGCACAAAAAGAAAAAGGGCGTTAATAGCCCTTCTTCTTCAGCCATTCGTCCAACGCTTTCTGAATAACCCATGACCGTGGTCGTTCTTCTTCGGTGCGGTACCTCTCAAGGCGTTGGTCGATTGACGGTGGTAAGGAGATGTTGCGGATGATGTATCCTGACTCTTCCTCACCTCTGCGTGAGCGTCCACCATTGATACCCATTGATGTCACCTCCTGTGCAATATTTATCTTACTGATTTAAAGTGGGTACGTCAATAAGCACCATTGAGGACGCTAAAACAACGCTATATAAGGCTGATAGCGATTGCCCAACTTTGAGAGGCGGCTTTAACTCAGTAAGTGAATTGCTTACATTTTGAAAGCAGTCACAACATCTAGTAACAACGTAAACAGCCCCGGCTTTGTCCGGGGCATTTTATTGGAGAAAATGAATGGACGATATCATTGCTTTTGTCGCTGCTCACTGGATCCAGTGGCTTTTTGCGGCAGCAGTGTCGGTGCTTGCATGGCTTTATCGCGGCATCGCTGCCAGGTTAAAGATGGAACAGGCGAAGAATGCGGCGATTGCCGAGGGCGTGCAGAGCCTCCTGAGGGAGTCAATTGTCAGTAATTACAATAAATACTCCGAAAAAGGCTGCTGCCCAATCTATGCCAAAGAGAGCGTAAAAAAAGTCTATGCAGCATACCACAATCTGGGCGGCAATGATGTCGCGACAGAGTTGTATCAGAAGATCCTGCGGATGCCGGAGAAGGAGGATAAGAACGATGATGAGTAATAAGACATACGACACTCTGAAAACAATCGCACTTCTGGTGCTGCCGATCGGAACCTTTGTCAGCACCTTTTTCGACATCTGGGGCATCCAGTACGGCCAGCAGATCCAGCAGACCTTTATCGCGCTGGACGTCTTCTGCGGCGCTCTGGTGACCATTGCCAAGAGCGTTTATGATGCTCAGAATGGAGGCAAGTGATGCCGGGAGTGAAAGAGCTGCTGCAGCTGGCACAGTCCGAGATCGGATACCTGGAGAAGTCGAAAGAGGCTTTCAGCCTGTATGGATCTGACTGCCTCTATCAGAAAACGAAATTCGCCGGAGCCGACAACTACACGAAGTACAGTTATGAATTAAGAAATGCCGGATATGGTCACCCGAACGGGAAGGCCTGGTGCATGACGTTCATCTGCTGGCTGCTTTATAAGACCTTCGGAGCGGAAGAGGCAGACCGTCTGCTCTGCGGTATGCTGTCGTGTGCTTCTACCATGGACACGAAGAAGGCCATGATCAATAAAGGCAGGCAGGCCCCGCTGAACAAAGCGCAGGCCGGGGACATTGTCTTCCGGAGCCGTAGCGGCGGAGGCCATGTTGGCCTCGTCGTAGGGCGCACTGCAGACGGCCGGATCATCACCATCGAGGGCAACACTTCCAAGACAGACGCCACAGCCTGGAACGGCGGAGCGGTCGCCCAGCATACCGGCGGATCGTGGGAATGGTGCTGCCGTCCTGACTACAAGGACGACGAGGGATTCCGCTGGATCCAGTCAGATGGCAAATGGTACTACCAGGACGGTCAGGGAAGGAACTGGCATGGCTGGGCAAAGATACGGGAGACGAACGGCACCCTGTTGCACTGGTACTGGTTCGACTGGCACGGAGCAGCCGCGACCGGCGCGCAGTTCATCGACGGCAAATGGTATTTCTTCTGGCCGGACAAGGACCCGAACGAGTGCATGCTGTGTGTCGCTGACGAGACCGGTGCCATGGTCCCCTGGAACGTGCCGGAATAATGTTGAAAAATGTTGAATAATGTTGATTAATGTGGATAATGGCAGCGCTGCATCCCCACCTCCAAAGATAATTGTGTTTAATGTTTGCTCTTACCGGGTTTTTTCATAAGTTGCCTTTTTTGCGCTGCTTTATCAGGCTCACGGCTTCGGCTGTGGGCCTTATTTTTATTGTCTGAAAACGCGCAGCACGATCCGGCCTTCGATAATCTCAGGGTTAGAGTAAGACCGCGAAAGGTCTACTTTCAGGGGCTTACTCGAACACTTCGTTCGGGTAGGTCCTTTTTGTGTGGTATTATACGTGATCACGATCTCCTCCGGGCCGACCATGATGTCAGAGACAAATGTCTCGACCAGGCGCTTCCGGAAGACCGGATCGTCTTTATCTCCGGAACGGAATGACAGCAGCCATCCTCGGACGATCTCTTCCGGGATCACGGGATGCTGCAGCCGCGCGCGCTCGATTTCCACGGCAAGCTCATCCATGCGGGTATCGATCTCATTGAGACGAGCCACGAGAGACGAGCCTGCGCCGTCCTCGATCGCCTGGATGATGTTCTTCTGCTTCTTCTTGAGGCCCTTCAGCTCTGTTCTGAGAGCCGTGGCAGGATCTCCCTGCTGTTCTTTCTCCTGGATCTCCATGATCTTCTCTGTCAGCTTTCCGATCATTTCATCCGTCAGTATGTCCTCGCAGGTGTGCCGTATCACAAGATCCTCAAGCTCCTGCTGCGGGATTGGTTTAAGCTCGCATTTACTCTGCGATGAGCAGCGATAATAGTAGTATCTCTTTCCCATCTTTCCTATGCCATGCGTACCGTGCAGGAGCTTCCCGCAAAGAGCGCAGTAGCATTTCTTACTTAATAAGTAGTTCACAGTAGCCCTCCCGGCTGCGTTCTGATGATTTCCTTTAAAATGGGCAGCAGCTTCCTCGAATGTCTCAAGGTCGATGACCGGATCCACCAGGATCTCGACGCCCTGGATCTCAAAGCGACCAAGATAGTGATCGTTCCGGAGCATCCTGTACACAACGGACTGCGACGGGAGCTTCCCGTCACGGCTGCGGATGCCGCGCTTATAAAGAGCAGACTGCAGGTCCTTCATGCTGGCACCGGAGATATGCATCCGGAAGGCTTCCCTGACAGCCTCGGCCTTCTCCGGATCGATGACCAGGCGTCCGTCTTCCGGGCTCCGCTTGTATCCGATCGGGATCTGTCCCGCCGATACTTTGCCCTTTTTGGCGCTCTCCCGGATCCCGCGGGTGACCTTCTGCCGAAGATCTGCGCTGTAGTATTCCGCCAGGCCTTCCAGAAGCGACTCAAGGAGGATGCCTTCCGGACCGTCCGGGACGCTCTCCTTCGCATAATGCAGCGCGACGCCGGCCTTCCTGAGGCGGATCTTATTGACAGCGATATCCTCGCGAGACCTGCCGAAGCGGTCGATCTTCCAGGTCACGATCGCATCGAAGGCGTGGCGATCCGCGTCGTGCATCATCCGGAGGAACTCGTCACGGCCCTCCGTACTGGTGCCGGAGATATGCCGGTCCGCATAGATGCCGATGATATCTATATCGTGCTGCGAAGCGTAGGCCTTGCAATCTGCGACCTGCCCTTCGATGGACTGATCGGTCTGCCTGGGCCCTTCGCTGTATCTCGCATATATAACTCCTCTATTTATTTTCTTATCTACTTTTACCATCTTATTTGGCACCCAGCATACGCAGAGTTGCCTGCCTCAATTCTGGAGACGCTTTTCTAAAAGCAAAAACAAGAGTAAGCTCATCATCAGTCAGCAGTTCTTCTAGCTTAGCATCAAAGTATTCCTGCAGACCTCCATAAGATCTGCGCACATCTGTATTTCCAAGCATGTAATTAAGATCTACATTAAAGAACATAGCGATATTATCCGCAAGCTCGAAAGATGGCCTCCTGCTTCCAGTCTCGTACATGCTTTCAGAACTGCGGGATATTCCGATCTTTCTAGCAAATTCACCCTGCGTTAGATTACTTTCTTTTCTCAGTTTTCTAAGTCTATCCGCGAAAGTCATAACAAAAACCTCCTTGTCTGAGTAATCCTAATATAGCACATTTTGAGGGCATTTCATCAAAAATGTTTCAAAATGTGAATTTTATTTGTTGACACGTAACGGGGCAGGTGGTAATATGTGACACAGATCGAGGCAATCGACACGCAGGAGGTATGAGATGGAAAGATTAACAAGGGAGCGCATGAGCGGTATCCGGACCGGGTACTGGTCACCAGCAAAGAAAGAAGAACTGGTTCAGCGCCTCGGCGAATATGAAGACACGGGGCTCACACCGGAAGAGATTAAACAGATGATGCTGGTCCCGACGTGGCGCAATGCAAATCAGGAAAAGCCGCTCGACGGCCTCAGGGTCCTCTGCGTGACAGAGACGAAGAAGGGCGCCACAAACATGGTGATCGGCTACTGGGCAAGCGATCTCGAGCGCTGGGTCTGCGGTATGAACAGCAACGTCATCAAATGGACTTATCTGCCGGAGGTGTAACTTATGAAAAAGATCACGTACATCTGTGATGCCTGCGGCGCAGAGGTCAAGGAAGACAATGCCACGGAGCTGTATGGCCACGACCTCTGCGAGGCCTGCTCCGAGAAGGCCAGGGAGCTGGTAGTCAACTGGATCACAAAGAAGAAGGCGAAGCCGGAAAAAGAGCCGGACTGGGGGAAGGCACAAGCGCTCCGCGATAAAGGCTGGAGCATCAATGCCATCGCAAAGGAGATCGGCGTAAGCTGGGGACAGGTAGACAAGAACACGAAGGAGCCGGACAAGACTAAAAAGAAGAAGTACGCGCTCGAGTTTAATGCAGACGAGCCGGCAATACTTAAGAGTCCGGAGCTGATCTGATGGGCAAGAAGGGGGCGCTCCTGCGAGCGCAGAAGGCACAACGGGTGACGTACACCTTCACCAGGGAACAGCTCGAAGAGCATGACCGGCAGGTCCGGATGGCCGCGATCGAACGAAAGCGGGAGGATCTGAAGAACTACGCGAGGGACGTCCTGGACAAGGACTTCGCGGAACGGCAGAAGCTCCTGGAAGGATCGGCCGAAGATGTGACCATGACCGTTTTCTCCATGCTGATCTCGATCAGCTGCAGGGTCCTGGTCGAGAAGTTCAAATGGAAGCCGATCTGGAAGCACTCCACGAGAAGGAACCGGCTCGCCCGATTCGTGACCGCGGTCCAGGAAGAGGCCGAGCGGCTTGTAAACGACGAATTACTGGATATAAGAAAATATGCAGCCGAGGCCTGGGAGATCACAGGCGTCCGGCTGGAGGCAACAACAGACGACGAAGAAGGAGAAGGAAATGAATAAAGAAGAAATCGGAAAGAGACTCAGGGAGTTGCGCGGAGTATTCCGGACGCAGGCCGAGGTATCAGAGGCAACCGGCATTGATCGCGCCAAGCTGTCGCGATATGAGAACGGCCTCGTGGTGCCGACTGACAAGGACAAGATCGCGCTCGCAGCTTATTATGGTGTGTCCGTCGGTGAGCTTTTCTTCGAGTAAATTTTTTTTAGTCAAAAATGACACGATACGAGGCAAACAACAGGATAAAGACACGGTATGTGTCGCCACAGGAGGACGGAATGGATCTTACATTACTGGCACTCGCGGCGCTCGACGCGATCCGTAAAGAACAGGAGGAGAAAGATGAAGCAGCTCATTAATACAACAGTCCACGGCGTAGGTTATTTGTTCGTGATGATCGGGTTCGTGATGATGGTGAAGGCAGCAGGAGACGCCGATCTGAATGGCACGATGGCAGATATCATGCGCTACTGCATGGCCGCTATCACAGCATTCGTCGGCGGCGGCTTCCTCACATGGTGGCGAGTATGAGGCGGGCACTGAAGCGGATCCTGCCGGTTCTGATCGCACTGGCAGCCTCAGGCACAGCACACGCAGCCGAGGAGCAGTATATCGCGATCATCTACCAGGACGCGGATCAGGCGCAGAAAAACGCCATCGAGATCCAGGAGGCCCCACCGATCAACCGGATCAGCGAGGATCTGGATGAACAGGACGCGAACGGTCACCAGCTGGAGTACCTCGGAGAGTTTACCCTCACCTACTACTGCCCCTGCCGGAAGTGCAACGGATCGGACAACGCAGGCATCGATGGCTTCGGTAATCCGCTGAAGTGGGGCACGGTCGCCGTGGATCCGAAGGTAATCAAAATGCACACGAAGCTGGTCATCGACGGATACGACGCAGTCTTTGAAGCGCTGGACACCGGCTCCGGAGTCGACGGAAAACACATTGACGTATTTGTTCCAGTCTCGCATTCTGAGGCCCTGCAGATGGGCCAGTACGAGCGTAGGAAGGTCTGGAGGTGGATCGAATGAAAGGAAGAATCGGAGTCGAGAACAACGGGATCCAGATCGTCGTGACGCATGTCCCCGGCCGGAGAAGGCCGAGTCTCTGCATCATATCAGACGGCGAGTGCTTCCCGGTCGCCTCATTCACCACTGAGGGCCGAGCGGACTTCTTCCTTACGGCAATGCAGGAATTCTTCGGACAGAAATTACAGCAGGCCAGTACTGAGCCGGACAGTTCAGCAAATAAATCTTTAAAGAAGAAAGCGAGGTAACTCCTCTCACAAAATACGCTGAAAATTCCGCTAGGGGCAAGCATTCCGGCAGCCCCGGTCACGGATCGGTATCACAGCCGACCGTGGCATCCTCGAGTGCAACGAGGACTTTGTCTGGCGGTGGGAAAGACCACGTGCTGTGGTGGCGAGAATAGGTAGACGCTATGAGACACAGGGTCGAAGAGGTGGAGTCAATTATACCCATCATACAAGGTGCAAATCCTTGCCCACAGCATGGGAACGTAAGTTAAAAGGCAGACAGGCGGACGTTATGTACGCGTAGAGCAGGTTCGAGGCCTGCCGTTCCCATCTCATGAGAAAAACACATTTCACACAGGAGGTAAAAATGAAAATTACAGTTACTTTTGACAGCCTGGAAGAGTTCGCAGCGCACATGCGTCCGCAGGAAGGCTTCGAGTCTGAGCCGGTGCAGGAAAAGCGGAACGTCTTCGAGGAGGCGAAGCAGAAGGTCGCGAGCATTATGGAAGTCGACACCGGCACCGGCACACTCGTGGGCGAGCCGGCAGAGCTGAAGGCTGACAAGACGGAAGAGAAAACAGAGGAACAGCCGGCGGTCACGGAAGATTACCGCATGGAGGTCCGCAAGTTCCTGGCGAAGCTCAACAAGCAGACCGGAAAAAACACGGCGAAGGAGCTGATCCAGCAGTTCGGCGCGTCGAAGCTTACCGACGTCAAGCTGGAAGATCTCCCGGCGCTGATGGAAAAAGCAAAGGAGGCCGCTGATGCCTGATGTCCACGCAAGGCTGAGCCCGTCGGCAGCGGCCCGCTGGATCAACTGCCCCGGCTCGATCAGGCTCTCCGAGCAGGTACCGCCGGCGCCGTCCAGCGAGTATGCGGACGAAGGCACCGCGGCCCACGCCCTGGCAGAGCTGAAGCTCCGGGCGGAGATCCACGAGGTCACGACAAGGAAATATGCTGCGGATCTCAAGAAGCAGCGCGCTGGTCAGTATTACTGCGGAGAGATGGACGAGGCTACCGACTTCTATAAAGATGTAGTCCTTGAGCATCTGGCCGGGGCCGGGAAGGACGGGGAGCTCCTCATAGAGCAGCGCTTCTCCCTGGACAGGTGGGCTCCGGAATCCTTCGGCACTTCCGACGCCGTGGTCATCGGTAACGGTGTGCTGGAAGTCATCGACCTGAAATACGGAAAGGGCATCCGGGTCGATGCGAAGGAAAACCCGCAGCTCCGTCTATACGCCCTGGGCGCCGCGGATCTGTTTGAAGACGTCTATGACTTCGATACAGTCCGCATGACCATCGTGCAGCCCCGCCTCGACCATGTAAGCTCCGACACGATCTCACTTCATGATCTTCTTGATTGGGGGAAGTTTATCGTACACCCTGCTGCCTATAATGCAATTAATGGCACCGGAGCCACAGCCCCTGGTGATTGGTGCCGGTGGTGCCCGGCGAATGCGATCTGCCGGAAACGGGCCGAAGCACAGCTGGCACTCGCACGGTACGACTTTGCAGATCCTGATCTTCTCACGGATGAGGAGATCGGAGAGGTCCTCCAGAAGGCGGAGGAGCTGCAGAAGTGGACCGCGGATGTGCAGGCCTACGCGCTCCAGGGAGCGATCGACGGCAAGCACTTTGACGGCTGGAAGCTGGTCGAGGGCAGGTCCGTCCGGAAGTACGCGGACGATCTGAAGGTCTCGGAAGCTCTGCAGGCAGCAGGTTATCCGGAAGCCGCGCTCTACGAGAGGAAGCTCTATGGCATCACAGCCATGGAGAAGGTCGTAGGCAAGAAGAAGCTCGCAGAGATCCTTGGGGATCTCATCGTAAAGCCCGCAGGCAAGCCGGTGCTCGTACCGGAAACCGACAAGCGGGAAGCAATCAATACCGCAGCTGCAGCAGCTGCAGATTTCATACAGGAGGATTAAAAATGGCTACTAAGGTTGTAACAGGAAAAGTCAGATTCAGTTATGTACATGTGTTCGAGCCGTGGTCAGGACAGCCCGGGCAGGAGCCGAAATACAGCGTGTGCCTTCTGATCCCGAAGGAGGACAAGAAGACCCTCACGAAGATCACCGCAGCCATGGACGAGGCAATCCAGGAAGGCATCAAGTCCAAGTGGGGCGGCAAGCAGCCGAAGAACCTGCACCTCCCGGTCCGTGACGGCGACGAGGAGAGAGCAGACGAGAGCCCTGAGTACGAGGGCATGATGTTCCTCAATGCCAACAGCAAGAGCGCGCCTGGCGTCGTCGACAAGGCCCTCAATGAGATTATCGATAAGGAAGAGTTTTACTCCGGATGCTGGGGCCGCGCGAGCATCAACTTCTTCCCGTATGACTCGAACGGCAACCGCGGCATCGGCGTCGGCCTGAACAACGTCCAGAAGCTGAAGGACGGCGAGCGCCTGGGAGGCAGCAGAGCATCCGCAGAGGATGACTTCGGCGACGACTTCGAGGACGACGACGAGGACTTCTGATCATGAAAACACTCAGTATCGATATAGAGACATACAGCTCGGTCGATCTGAGCGAAGCAGGCGTCTACCGTTATACGGAGGCGCCTGACTTCGAGGTGCTCCTTATCGGTTACAGCGTTGACGGCGGACCGGTCGAAGTGATGGACGTGACGAATATTGAAGGCGAATCACCGGCTGAAGGGCATCTGTTGGAACTCATGGACGTACTGACAGATCCGGCGATCATGAAGACGGCATGGAACGCTAACTTCGAGCGGACCTGCCTTGCAAAGTGGACAGGGAGCCCGATGCCTCCGGAGCAGTGGTCAGATACGATGATCATGGCGCTCGAGTGCGGGCTGCCGGGATCGTTGGCGAATGCCGGCATTGCCCTGGGACTTCCGGAAGACAAGCTGAAGGATCCGATCGGTAAGTCCCTGATCCAGTATTTCTCGAAGCCGTGCAAGCCCACAAAAGCCAACGGCGGGCGGACCAGGAACCTCCCGCAGCACGATCCCGACAAGTGGAAGCTCTACATAGAGTACAACCGGCAGGACGTGGTCACGGAGATGGCAATCCGTGACAAGCTGAAACGCTACCCGCTTGCGGAGAGCGAGCAGAAGCTGTGGTGCCTTGATCAGCGTATGAACGACAACGGCGTCCGCGTAGATCTTCCGATGGTAGAGAAGATAGTTCGCTTTAACGAACAAAACCGCGAACGGCTGGAGAAGGAAGCCAGGACGATCACAGCCCTGCAGAACCCGAACAGCCTGCAGCAGCTGAAAGGCTGGCTCACCTCCCAGAGCGTCCCGGTGGAACAGCTCCGGAAGGACGACCTCGACCGGCTGCTCTCCGGAGATCTGCCGGACAATGTCCGGCGGGTCCTCGAGATCCGGAAGGCGCTCGGCAAGACGTCCGTGAAGAAATACGGCGCCATGCTCGCAGCAACGTGCGAGGACAGCCGCCTTAGAGGGATCCTGCAGTTTTACGGCGCGAACCGCTCCGGCAGATGGGCAGGCCGTATCGTACAGACGCACAACCTTGCGAAGAACTCCCTGCCGGATCTTGATCTGGCGCGGGAGCTGGCAGCAGCCGGCGACTTCGACACAATGGAGACGCTTTTCGGGGAGACATCGTTCGTATTCTCCGAGCTTATCCGAACGGCCTTTATTCCTTCCGAGGGCTGCCGCTTTGTAGTCTCCGACTTCTCAGCCATCGAGGCCCGTGTGGTCGCATGGCTCGCCGGAGAAGAGTGGGTCCTGGAGGCCTTCCGCAACGGTGAGGACATCTACTGCAAGACGGCATCCATGATGTACCACGTGCCGGTCGTGAAGCATGGAGAGAACGGTCACTTAAGGCAAAAAGGCAAGGTCGCCGTGCTGGCCTGCGGATACCAGGGAGGCGTTGGCGCCATGAAGGCGATGGACAAGGGCGGCACGATCCCGGAGGAAGAGCTGCAGTCCGTCGTGGACCAGTGGCGGGCAGCAAATCCGAAGATCGTTAAGATGTGGCGCACCTTTGAAAGAGCTGCCCAGCTGGCGATCGAAGAGCGGCGCACGGTCAAGCTGAAGAACGGTGTAGCCTTCAGTTATGTGAACGGGAATCTATTCATAAAACTCCCGAACGGACGAAAGCTGTGCTACTGGGGCGCGAGGCTGAAGGAAGACGCGAAGGGCCAGAGGATCTACTACATGGGCGTCAACCAGGAGACGAAGCAATGGGGCGAGGCCGAGACTTACGGCGGGAAGCTGGTCGAGAACGTGGTCCAGGCCACGGCCCGGGACTGCCTCGCAGAGGCTATGACCCGCGTCTCTGACATGGGCTACCATATCGTAATGCATGTGCATGACGAAATGATCGTGGACGTCCCGAAGGAAGACACGGACGCGCTGAAAAAGATCAACGCTGCCATGGGCCAGCCGATCGAGTGGGCGCCCGGCCTGCCGCTTAAGGGCGACGGCTATGAGTGCGATTTTTACAAGAAGGACTGAGAAATATGGCAAAGATACCAAAATACTTTTATTTCCGCGTCCATGCAGGCAGGACGAGCATTGAACTGGAAGACGCGTCAGATGTTGATGTTGTCGAAGTTGTTCGGTGCAAGGACTGCAAGCATTTTCCAGTCGGAACAGACAGAGATGATCTGGTCTTTCCCGACGAAGTCTGCCCTTGTCATTGCGAGGACTTTTGGTATTCATGGAGGCCGGATGATGATTTCTATTGCGGCAAAGGAGAGCGGAAGGATGGCTGAATATTTACAGATCTTTTACCCTGGCGGCAGCCTCACACTTTTACCGGGGCTGCTGCCGGCACCGGCCGCGGATCTCAGGAAGATCCTGAAGTGGGCCGATGAGTCAGAGACAGACGCAGTCGGGATCCTGAAGGAGTGGCTTGACCTTCGGAAGGAGCAGCTGCAGGAAAAGTACAGCACCTATGACGAGCAGCAGAGAAATACGCTGCAGCGCTTCTTTGAGGTCAGCAAGCAGCGGGATGCGGATCGGGAGCTGCTGAAGTCATACCGGGAAAAAGAGCGGTACAAACCGGAGCGCCCGATCATTAAGGAGAATATTAAGGACGCCACCAGACGGATGCAGGACCTCCGGGTTCTGAGGGCAGACGAGATAAGCATGATGAGCAGCATCATGCGCGAGATCAAACAATTAGACAGGAACAAGGAGCTGATCAGACAATGGGAAGAACAAAGGAAGCCGACATCACCGACATAACCGAGCGGAAGATAACTGTGGAGAATGACGGCGAGCTTCTGATCAGCACCGGCGCGAGCCGCTTCGAGACGAGCTGGAAGAACAAGAAGAGACGCTGGTCGGCGCTCCTCGCGAGGCTCTCATCCAGTCAGGCCACGGGGGAGACCCATGCCGAATACATGAAGCTGCCGAAGGACCAGCAGGACAAGCTGAAGGATATCGGAGGCTTCGTTGGCGGGTATCTTAAGGAAGGCCACCGGAAGACCGGCAGCGTGAAGGCTCGTCAGATCCTGACGCTGGATGTGGACTTCGCTCCTCCGGATCTGTGGGACCGGCTGATGGATCTCACCCTGGACGGCCTAGACTGTGCCATGGCAATCTACTCGACGCACAAGCACTGCGAGGCGAAGCCCCGCCTCCGGCTGATCATGCCGCTCGCGGAAGAAGTTACCCCGGACGAGTATGAGGCCCTGGGCCGCAAGGTAGCGGAGAAGGTCGGCATCGATTACTTTGACGACAGCACCTACCAGGCGACGCGTCTGATGTACTGGCCGAGCCACAGCGCAGACGTGCAGCCGGTATTCAAATATTACGATGCACCGTTCCTGGATCCGGGAGAGATCCTAAAGCTGTATCACGACTGGACGGACGTCTCCGAGTGGCCGATGAGCTCGAGAGAGCTTGAGATCCGGAAGAAGCTTGCAGAGAAGCAGGGAGATCCTACCGAAAAGCGGAACATCGTCGGAGTATTCTGCCGGACATATACTGTCACGGAAGCAATCGCAAAATTCATCCCGGACGTCTACGTGCCTACCGCGAAGGAGGACCGCTGGACATACGCAGCCGGATCCACATCAGGCGGTCTCGTGATCTACGACGGCGATCTGTTCGCCTACTCCAACCACGGCACGGATCCGGCAGGCGGGCAGCTGTGCAACGCCTTCGACCTGGTCAGGATCCATAAATTCGGAAGCCAGGACGAGGGCAGCGAAGACAAGCCGATGAACAGGCGTCCGAGCTGGAAGGCCATGGCGGAACTGATGGAAAAAGACCCGGAGTGCATCCGGACTCATGACAGTGAGGCCGCGCAGGATTTTTCGGACGACTACGAAGATAAGGACTGGGCGACAAAGCTGATCCGCAATGAGATGAGAATCACCGCGGCCCTGGTGAATGCAACCACGATTCTGGAGTGCGACGAGAGGCTGCAGGGCCTCCGCCTCAACAGCATGAGCGGACGGATCGAGGTGAACAATGCGCCATGGGAAGAAGGGAAGACCATGACATGGTCCGACACACAGGACGCCATACTCGTCGACTGGATCGCCAGGGAGTATGGAGTGGAGTTCCCCGCAGCGAAGATCCGGATGGCGATCGCGAAGGCAGCCTATAAGAGGCAGTACCATCCCGTTAAAGACTACCTTGAAGGCCTGCCTGCCTGGGACGGCACAGAGCGCGTCGACCGGCTGCTCGTCGATTATCTCGGCGCAGATGACAACGCCTATACCAGAGAAGCGACACGGAAGACACTCGTAGCTGCCGTCGCCAGGATATACAGGCCCGGCATAAAGTTCGACTACATGCTGGTCCTCGTAGGCCCGCAGGGCGCCGGCAAGAGTACGCTTTTTGCAAAACTTGCCCGCGGGGACTGGTTCAGTGACAGCCTGAAGATGGACATGATGAACAAGATCAAGGACGCGGGTGAGCAGCTGCAGGGCCGGTGGATCGTCGAGATCGGCGAGATGTCCGGCATGAAGAAAGCAGATGTGGAGAGCGTGAAGAGCTTCGTATCCAGGCAGAGCGACGACTACCGTGCGGCCTATGGGCACTACTCCGAGGACAGGCCGAGACAGTGCATCATCGTTGGCAGCACGAACAGCGAGGAAGGATTCCTCCGGGATGTGACCGGGAACCGGCGCTTTTGGCCGGTGCATGTCAAAAAGCTCGGAGCAGTGAAGACGGCCATGCTTACGACAGACGAAGTAGATCAGATCTGGGCAGAAGCAAAAATGCGCTATAAGGCCGGCGAAGGCCTGCTGCTGTCAAGAGCAGCGGAGGCCCTGGCAGAGGACGCACAGCGCGAAGCAATGGAACAGGATGACCGTCAGGGTATCGTTGAAGACTACCTCGACAGGCTGGTACCGAAAAACTGGGATGCCTTGTCGTATGACCAGAGGATGCTTTTCCTTGATGGGGAAGAAGAAGGAACGGAGCTCCGGCAGACAGTGTCCAATATTGAGATATGGACCGAAGCGCTGCACGGATCTAAGGACCGGATGGAGTCAAAAGACTCTTACGCGATAGCAAAGATCATGGCAAAAATCCCCGGATGGAAGAAAACCGGAAAGATCAAAAGAGTAACAACTTACGGTAGGCAGAGGGTCTATGAGAGATCAGAAAGCAACAAGTAACAACTGAAACAACTTTTCTATAGAAGTATTTGAAATAGGTAAAAATAGGCAAAAATAGGCAAATTAGGCGCACGCGTAAGCGCCTGACGCGCCTAATGCGCCTAACGCGTATATATATATAGAAAATCGTGTTACAACTGTGTACTTGTTCCAGGAGGAAATAGATGGAACGTGAACGAGATGTCGAAAAGTATCTGAAACGGAAGCTCGGGGCCATCGGCTGCCTTTTTCCAAAGTGGGTGAGCCCAGGGGAGGACGGGGTGCCGGACAGGATCCTGATCATGCCGAATGGAGCGATCTGCTTCGTGGAGGTAAAGACCGACACAGGACATATGACCGGGCTGCAGATGATGTGGCAGAGGAAGCTCCGGGAGATGGGATGCGGCGCAGTGACCGTCTACGGTATGACCGGAGCGAAGGAACTGATCGAGGTCGTGAAAGAACTGCTTAAGGTGAAGGAGGTGACGCCGGATGAAGTTCATCCCGCACGAGTACCAGGCCAGGGCGATCGAGAGGGTGATCAGCCAGGATAAGGTCGGACTCTTCCTGGACATGGGACTCGGAAAGACGGTGATCACCCTGACAGCTATCAAAGAGCTGATCGAGGACTTCGCGGCATACCGGGTCCTCGTGATCGCACCGAAACGCGTGGCAGAGGATACCTGGTCCCGCGAGCATGAGAAGTGGGACCATCTGAAGGATCTCCGGATCTCGAAAGTGCTGGGAGACCCCGAGGAAAGAGCGCGGGCACTGAGGAAGGAGGCGGACGTCTATGTGATCGGACGGGATAATGTGGTATGGCTCGTGGAGCATCTGGGCCGGCACTGGCCCTTCGACATGGTAGTGATCGACGAGCTCTCCAGTTTTAAGAATCCGCAGGCGAAGCGCTTCCGGGCGCTGCGGAAAGTGATCCCGGCAGCATCCCGCGTCGTGGGCCTTACCGGCACACCGTCGCCCAACGGCCTCATGGACCTGTGGGCGGAAGTCTATCTCCTGGACCGCGGCGAGAGGCTGGAGAAGACGATCGGGGCCTACAGGCAGCTGTACTTTAAGCCTGGCGCATCAAACGGCCATGTCGTGTACCAGTGGATCCCGAAGAGGGGAGCCGCGGAGATCATCGAAAACAAACTGTCAGATATCTGCATCAGTATGAGCGCGAAGGACTACCTGCAGCTGCCGGAGCGGATCGACAATGTGATCCCGGTCAGACTGGATCCGAAAGAAATGGAGAAATACAGAGAGCTGGAGCACGAGCAGATCCTGACACTGGACGACGATCAGACGGTCATAGCTACGAGCGCTGCTGCCGTGATGAACAAGCTCCTGCAGATGGCGAACGGATGCGTTTATGCGGCGCCTGTGTTCACACCGAAGCCCGAGATTCCGGTGATCAAGCTCCATGAGAAAAAACTGGAAGCATTGAAAGAGATCGTCGACACAGCGCAGGAGCCGGTGCTGGTCTTCTACAACTTCCAGCACGACCGGGACACGATCCTGGAAGCGATCGACGAGGCCGAGACACTGGAAGGCCCGGACAGCATCGCGAAGTGGAACGAGGGAAAGATCCCGGTCCTTCTGGCGCATCCGGCTTCCGTCGGTTACGGTCTCAACCTGCAGG